ATAATAGTCAATGTATCGACCATTCCAGTCGTATCATTAACTGTAAGACTTAATCTAGCAGGTGTACCGTTAGAATTACCAGGTGCAGCAACTACAGGGATCGGTGGGTTGAAAGAAGTGTAACCTTGACCACCATCGATCAAATTAATGTCTTTAATCCCTCCAATTAGAGATCTGGCAGTTGAATTCTTACCAGTCTTACTTGTAATTGCAACTTTAGGTGCAAAATCAAGTCTATACTTAGATCCACCAGTTTTGGGGATTAAAGCGGTAATTGTGCCATCATCAGCAACCTTAGCAATTGCTGAGGCTCCTGAACCGTAACTAGGAGGAGTATATTCAACAGACCTAATATGAATAGCGTCAGCAGCTCCGATTTCATTTTTGAAGACCACTTTATCTTCAAAAACGGTAAAATCGGTATATGGTTCTTGTAAACGTCCATTTTTGTTAATTACAAGTCCAATTTCGGAAGTTGGAGTGTAAGATTGTTGATTAATCCTTAATGGATAGAATTTTGTGTTTTGCCACTCTTGATAAGGGATTGCATCGCAAGTTTTAATCGGTTGATCCGAATATCCGACCAAATAAGTGACAGAAGTGAATTCTGAGTCATCAGACCCGATTTGGTCTCTTGGAGGGTCTTGGAAACGCAAATTAAACCCTTCAACGTAGTAATCTACGTTTGGCACCATCATTGTGTTGTAAGCAGTCACAATCAAGTGCTCTGCCGAAGGAGGAGCGACTGGAGTGCCTAAAAATGATAATGCAAAGGTATTTTGGACTCCATCAAAGAGTGTAAAGGGGTTTTCTAGCTGTTGCTTCTTCTTATTAAACTGTGGATATGAAATACCTGGAGTAATGATAACATCAGGACCACGAGTGACGTTTTCGTAGTAAATTACTTCATTATCAATCATTATGGAGCCATCACGCTCCTGGAATCCATCTATACCTTCAATTTCTATCTTTCCATCGTACAGACCAATATCCTTGAGCAGACTAGTTGAACTGTCTAATTGCTCAGAGGTATAGTTGTCAAGATCAAGATATCTCAGTAAATTATTGAGTATATCGTAAGGACGACCTGTCTTCTCCTGAGATTTGTAGTATTCAAACAGGAAGTTAACTAATTGTCTATCTTCGTGACGAATAAACTCAGGTAACTGATTCTCGACTCTATCAGAGACGTTGATATTCTTTGTAATCGGCATCTACTTAGAAACAGGATTCGCTGACTGGATAGTCGAAACTATCTGTTGGATAATCAATGATATTTATCCCAGTTGTATCACCGTAATTATAACCACTAAAGTTATTGGGATCGAAGGTCGGGATTGACACATCGTTGATTGTATAGTCAATTGGATTGACTTGAGGGTTGAATATTGTAGGATCTACTCCTGGTGGGACTGAAATTGATCCACCAGCAGGTAATACCTGAATTGGTAGTCTCTCAGTGCCATCTGGGGTGCCCTGAATTGCTACAGGACCAACACAGACTTGACCACTAGCATAATTAACGCTGCCTACTGAAGGGTTAAGGGTTAATTCGGTCTCATCCCGTGTGGTAACCATAATTAGGTTTCCACGACCATCATCTCTGATGTTTACAGGTACCAAAACTTGATTTGCGGTACTTGTGGAGATTCCTGGGGTTGCAACCTGTGCAGAAGTCGTCCCATCACTCAAAGTAAGGTTTACAAGGTCTTCTGTGTAACCAGTGGCATAAAATGTCCCTGATTTAACAACTGAAAAGGATGGTTTACACTTTCCACCAGTTCCATCGTCATCATCACCATCTGGAGACCCAGAATAGCTGTTTGGATCATAAAGTGGGTTACCAAAATCTAAACATTGGGTGAAAACTTGCCCAAAAGCAAATTGGTCGATATTTTGACCTAAAGTCATCTGAGTGACGTTACCAGAAATGGCAGGATCACTACTATCAACCATTGCACCGAATTTAGACCCGTCTAAACGGTTTCCAAACCTATTTGTTTGACCATTTTTGTTAAATGCGTCGATTCCTTGTAAAATCTTAGTTCCAAGTTGTGCACCAGTCAAACTAGTGTCATTTCCATTGTAATAAACGTAAGATTTCGGTAAAACGTAGAAAATAGTTGGGTCAATGATGACTGGCTCGATAGAAGCAATGGAATACTTCAATAAGTCCTTCTTAATCTTCTGTTTTGTCGTTGCATTCAGCTTATTTCCTGTTTTTGGTCTAATTGCAACATAGACCTTCCCATAAATCGGTGGATTTAACTTCTCTCCACCAAAAGCAGTTACAGATGCTGCTTGAGGATAGATCTCAGAGACAATATGCTCGAAATCATTCTCAGTAACCGCCCTATTTTGGGTTGCATACGCTCTAGGTGCTCTAAACTTGACTGAAAGTGATGTTTCACGATCTTCACCGTCTTGAGCAGCGTCTTTAGTAGTCAAACTAATGGCATTTGGACTTACAACACGTAAATCACTGTCTAAAACAGTGCCAATGAAGTTAAATCCCTTCGCACCGTTAGCTTCAACCCCATCTGTAGACACATATGAGACTCTTATGTACTCGCCATCGATTAATTTACGTCCAATTGACCCATCTCCGAAAACTAGACGGTATCTCATGTCATCAGTCTCTTCCAAATAGTAAATTCTGGAAGTTCCATCAGCATTTGTTACATTTGTAGCAGGACTATAGGTATCTGTCTCTGAAGATTGCTCAGTTGGAGAGATATCTACGGTCAAAAGTCCCGTATCTACATTTTCATCAGGAATAATGTAGTCCTGACGTGCTGTATAATCAACTGTGTAGTTATAGGTTAGTAAATTACCTTGATATACAAGCACATTATCAAAAGTTGCTAGTCCAGTGCCACTATCTACAGGCACTTGGATGTCCTGAGTCAATGCAAACGTATAAGAATCGAAATCATTGTCTGCTACAAAGACATCACCCTTCTTCAAGGTAGCAAATTCTGGGAAACTAGTGCCATTTAGTCCAATACTAGTCTGTGCAAGGAGTTTGACACATGCTCTAGGTGCCTTAATTGACCTAGGAGTGTAATTTAACTGCTTTGCGATCCTTACAATGTTGTCTCTGACCGTTGCAGTTTCTAAAAATGCTTCGTTTAACGCCATGTTAGCGTTAAATGCTGTATAATATGTGTTATATGCTAGAATATCAATCAGGTATGATGCAGAACTACCCTCAAAATCGTAATCGGTAAACTCTTTTCGAGTCCGAAGGTACGATCTGATCGATTCTTTGATCTCAAAGAAGTCTAACGACGTTAACTGGGATGGAATTGCTGACATTTTATGCTTTCTCTAGGAGAAAATCGACGTTTTGCACTTCTTGCTGACCAACAATAGTGTAATCTATCGAAATATGGACTGAATTTATATCATTTTCATCACGAAGTCCGACTCCTGTGCATTCAACACGTGGTTCTAGTCGTTTGATACAGTTAAATATCTCACTTTTAATGGTATCTACTGCGAATGGATCCCATGGCTCGAATAAAAGCATCTTAACCCTAGACCCAATAGTAGGTTGAAATGGTCTTTCTCCGAACATAGTTAAAATGAGGTTACGAACAGACTGCTTTATAGCATTCTCATTCTTAACCACACCAAAATCGCCAGTTGAGGGGTTAGCATTAAAAGAAACTGCTAAGTCCTTGAATCCTCTGCTGACGTATTTTTCAGATCTGAACCTGTAGGAGGGCATTCTTCTCTACTATTACTAAGATATTTATCACATCTTGGGTCAGTAATTAAGTATTTACAGTATTCCCAACCGTTTTCCTTAAAGGAATCGGACATATCGACAGGTCGCTCTGGTCTCGGAGACATTTGATTGAGCTATTTTATTTATTTATAGGGTTTACCGACTATTTTCCTTGACCCCTATACCTTTTTTGTGCTCCATTACGTGAGGTAGCACTTATTTTTGTGTTTTTAGAAGTACCTTGCCTTGTTTTCTTTGCTGGAGGCTTAATGTAGTCACTATTTCCAGAGTATAATGCCATTTTTATTGAATAAACTACTATGATGATAGCACAGTTGCATGTCCCCACGCAACTACAGATGAACAAGGGTAACTAAACCCTGAAAATCCAACTCCTAGGGGATCTAGGATACGTGCAATTGGTAATTTCAGAGCAAATACGGTTAAAGTTGTTGCCATAAGAATTCTAGTATGCCCTACACCACCTCCATCTTCAATTGTAAGGGTGCTGCAAGGGATCGGAGTGGGTGTTGGACACATCGCTTTACCACAAGGACACATGTATACAACAATATTAGTACATACCGCTATATGTGGAGTGAAGGTATCCCCATGTAACATGATAGGAATACGATTTACCTGCACAGTTGCCCTATAAGGAGTAACAGGGAATATAGGAATTAAGGGTTGAGGAGGCCACCAACAGGTATATTCCTTAATGACTATGCTGTAGGGGATTGGAGGGGTGCCACACGCTTGTACAGAGTGGATAGTGGATGGTAAACACAATCCATGACCACTACAAGGTAGTCCATTTAGAGATGATACTGGTAATAGTGCTCCAAATGCCATATTATAACCTCTTAGGGAATACTATATCATTAAGTGATTCACCGTCAGTCCAGGAATTCTCCTCACTGCACTCATCAAAGTATGGGTTACCATAGTTTCTTAATGCTCTACCCAATGCTATGACTCCACCTGACAAATAATTCCTAACTGCCATGATTCCATTATAAGCACCCATATTCATTGTAGCGTTTGCACCAGATCCAGTTATACGTTGAGGATTAATAGCAATAGAAGCATCCATACATTTATCTAGTGCTAGACAGGGGTTACCATGCAGCTCAGAAACATTACAATATGTACTTCCTGCTTGACCATTACCATTAGCATCATACCCACTATACACAGTAAGAGGTCCATCATTAGCAACCACTCCCCGCACGTATGTATCCCAACATTCATTAGGTGGTACACCGCTGGAACAACTTGATACGGTTAATGCAGTATAATCTACAGAATGTGGAGTACCTGCTGGATCATTTGCTGTGGGGTGTCCTAACCATGTCTGCACTGCTGAACTACTAGTGATATTCTGACCAGCCCACATCTGCAATTGCTCTAACTCAGTATAGTTAGACCTATTGTAATCATAAGTGTTTTCATCAAGACCAACAGGTACAAATACCATGTTGCCAGGGTCTTGGGGGTCACGGTAACATCTACCATCTATACTACTCCGCTTACACTTCCATGTTTTCTCTCCAGCATTAGTAGTTATAGGTCTCTTCTCCATTAAGTATGGCACTGGCATATCTTTAAGGAAATCCATGAATGCTGGTCCTTGACTACCACCAACATATCCGTCTATTTCCATTGATACTCTGAATGTAGCTTCCTTTTCCTTAGAAGCGCAATACTTATATGGTAACCATCCGAATGCTTTACGCTCACCCTCTTCATTAGTATCTAAGTAAGCGCACGGCATATCAAACCACCGTGTAATATTATACAACTTAGGTTGAATCATCTCTATACACTTATCTTGTCCAAAAGGACCATACAAGTGTGACATATTAGTACCAAAGGTATCTGCCTGATCTACTGCTGCTAATGCGTATCCCATTGCTCCGTCTTGGAACTCTTGTACACCAGACTCATTTGCAGCAACATATTCAAACTGCTCTGCATCTGGCATACCCGCTTTCATATTTGCACTACCACTAACCTCAATACATTCTGCTGGTAGATTGAAGCACAGTTTAGTTACATCATCATCTATACCATCACCTGCTGCTCTTATGTAACTATCTGGTACAGTTACGGAAACCTGAGTCGCATTATTCGCTGGCACTTCAGCAGAATTCTTCATAGACTCCTTAACTATACTCCTAGTCATAGGATCCATAGATGCAGATAGAGGTTGCATAGAATAATCATCCATAGTTGCCTCATCCCTGACACCATACACTACATCCTTCTTCTCAAAGGTATGATCCCATGCCTTATCCATATTCTCTGCAGCTTGCTCTACTTCTGCACCACCTGCTGCATAATTACCATCCTTATCCTTAACACCCTCAAATTGTATTTGCTCAGGATCAACTACATGCACTAAAACATTATTTGCCTGACTATATCCTGCGCCTGGGTCTACAACCCGCACTGCTCTGATTATACCTTCATCATCTAACTGTGATATCTCAACTTCTGCCCTCTTCAATCTGTATACATCCTTATTCTTATCCTCTGCGTCTACAGACTCTGTAGAGGACTTCCATACCCTTGAGTGAGTCTTCATGTCCATTGTAGACATAGATGTATCTTCCTTATCAGGGTCTGCTATTGCTTTCTCTGCATCAGGATCCATTCCTAACTTATCTGCCATAAAGTCAGATGTATCATTAGGAGAGAAGTCATCTAATCCTTGCGGATCCATAACCTGTATTATTGGTTTTACGTACCCTCTACCACCATTGAGGATATGGACTGATTTAATTTCTCCGTCATCTCCAACTATTGCTTCTAGTTTCGCCTCATCCATAGTGCGTCGTGGAATGAGTGCTTTAGGATCTATCTCTACCTTCCAGTATGATATCTTCTTAGGGAATTCATATGTCCCGCAGAATGCAGACTTATTAGGTATACCATATCCTGCCAGTATCTGTGCAGTACCACCATCACTAGATGTAAACTGCTCTTGATATGTAAACGGAGCAGGCTCTGTAGTTCTTTCAATATTCTTAACTCTACTCTCTATAGTGTAATTACCTGCTGCAAGTGTCATAGGGAATATCTGAGTACCCATACCACTTTGGTAGGAGATCTCCTGATCTATAAGGACATTGCTACTAGAGTCAGTAATCTTAAGGTATCCGTAGTTATCAGACTCTATTGCTATAGAGTAGTCTCCGTTACTAGGTATAGTAACTGTCGCAGTATGCACTTGCCACACATCCATATGAGGATCTTCTGCGTCATCTGCGGGTTTAACTGGGTATATACTGTAATCCTTCATCAACTGTGACCAAGGTACTGCGGTATTAGTGGGTGCACCTATGTGTACCCATGACCCTTTCTCCGAAAGTGAGGTAGCTATCTCCACAGCACCTACGGTAGTTAACCGCCAGGCTATGCAAGCAGGGTTAACATACCATAAATTGTCTCTACTGTTATCCCATGTCAACTCCATGATACCGCACTTGAGCTCATCACCAAAGTAATACACAGATACTACATCCCAACCATTAATCTTCTCACCTGGACCAAAGTCACCAGTCCGTGTTAAGTAACGGAAGAATATGATAGGAGTAGTAGTATCTACAGTCCAGAATGATTCATTCACACCTGCACTACTAGCATCATGTAGGGAAAGCTTA